ACAGGGAATGAAGGGTTGGGAGAAGTGGAAAATGTTTATTTACCATCCAGATGGTGGCATTAAAAGAAGTTATCATCTTGATGGAAGTGCTGGTGAGTCAAATTTGGAGGAATTGAATATATATTAAAATGAGTAATAGATTAGGAATTTTAGTTTTCGCCAATAACGGAGGTCTGGGTATCCAGACTAAGAGGCTTTACGATATGTTAAAGCCTGATAGAGTTCTGTTGATAGACTCTAGGGAGTTCTCCAAGAACAAGGCAATGAACTGGGATTGGTATCCAAAAGAGATCACTACTGTAACTAAGGGGTTTCCCCAGAACAGAGATATAGCTAACTGGGTTCCAGGGTTAAAGACTGTCTTGACGGTTGAGAATCCCTATAACTTCTATTTAATCTCTCTTTGTAAGAAACTAGGCATAAAAACAATCGTCCAGTCTAATTACGAGTTCAATGAGAATATCTTCGCCAGACACCTACCAGTACCAGATTTGTTTTTAATGCCTTCTTATTGGATGATTGAAAAGATGAAAGAAGACTTTGGAGATGAAAATGTCCAGTATCTTCCTCCTCCAATTGACCCAGACGAGTTCTTGAGCATAAAGTTTACAAACATGAAGAGGTACAGACTAGCTCCAAGATTCTTACACATTGTCGGCACACTAGCCTTTGAGGATAGAAATGGGACTCTTGACCTTTTGAGAGCAGTAAAGATGTCTAAGGGAAAATATAAACTCATCATTCATTCCCAACACAAACTCCCGGCAGAGTACATGATTGATGACCCAAGAGTGGTTTACAGAATTAAAAATTTTAAGAAGAATGCTGACCTCTATAAAGGCTTTGATGGTCTTATTCTTCCTAGAAGATATGGAGGGCTCTCATTGACCACCAACGAGGCTTTAATGAGTGCTCTTCCAGTAATGATGACTAACATATCCCCTAACAATAAATTGTTGCCTTCAGAGTGGCTAGTTCCTGTCAGAAAGAAAAACTCTATTGAGGTTAGGGCTGTATTGGATTGTTACTCAGCCTATACTCATTCCTTAGCTAAAAAGATAGATTCTTGGGCTAAGAAGCTTCCTTCTAAAGAAAAGGCTTACAAACTTGGAATAGACAACTTTAGTCCAAAGGTTTTGAAAAAGGAGTATGTAAAAATTCTATGAGTGAAACAATAGAGATCTCCCCAAAGGAACAGAAGAAGTTTGAGAAGCTCCTGTTTGAAATGAAGCAGAAAGCTAAAGAAGACCCAGTATATTTTGTTGATACCTTCCTATATACCTTTGACCCTAAGAATGAACCATTCCACCATAGGTTTGTAACTTTCCCTTTTCAGAAGAGGCTAGTCAGAGACTTGGTTAAGGCTATTATGAATGGAGATGACATCTTCATTGAGAAGTGTCGTGAAATGGGAGCCACCTATACTGTACTGGCTGTTCTCATTTGGATGTGGTTATGGACTCCAGCCGCTAACTTTTTGATTGGTTCTCGTAAAGAAGACTATGTGGATAACCGTAGGGGTGGAGTTGTAGGTAACAAAGAAGAGTCTTTGTTCGGAAAGATTGACTACATGATGAGCAGACTTCCAGCCTTCATCTTACCAACAGGATACAATCCAGATAGGCATTTTAACTACATGTCTTTGGTTAATCCCGAGAATGGTAATGCTATCTCTGGTGAGTCTTCCAATCAGAACTTCTCTCGTGGTGGTCGCCAAAAGGCTATCATGCTTGACGAGTTTGCTTTCTGGGATAACGATACTGCCGCATGGGGCTCCACTGCTGATACCACTAATTGTCGTATTGTTTTGACCACGCCTGGAATTAAGCCTGGAAAAGCCAAGAGATTAAGGTTTGGTAAGGACGGGGAAAAGATTAAGGTAGTGACTCTCACTTATAACATGGACCCTCGTAAGACTAACAAGTGGCTTAAGGAGCAGAGGGAGAGGCGTAGCGTAGAAGACTTCAACAGAGAAATAATGATTAACTGGGAACTTTCTATTGCTGGGCGTGTCTATCCTGAGATTGTAAACACTGTCTATGGTAAATACCCATTCATTCCCGGGCAGGTTCTGTACTGTTCTGGAGATTATGGACTTGACGGAACTGTCTTCCTTTTTTGGCAAATTAACCCAGAGAATGGCAAACCACGCCTAATTGATGGATACCAGAATGAAGGACAGATTATCCAGTTCTATTTCCCTGTTTTTGGTAAACCACTAGATTCTAAGTTCACTTACTCAGATGAAGACCTTAAAGCCTTTAATGAAATTAGTCAGCTTCCTCCAGCTATCCACTTCGGAGATGCTGATGTAAGGAAGAAGTCTTTCATCAAGTCATCCTCTACCTTAAATGAATTGGCTAAGGTGGGTGTTCATGTTCAGTCTATTGGAAAGAATGATTTTTTAACTAGAAGAGATATTACCAAAGCCTGGTTGTCTAAAGGTGTTGAGGTCAACGCCAATCCAAGAACAGATTACATTCTTGAATGCTGGAAGATGTACCGCTATCCAGAGAGAGCAGAAAATTCACAAGCTACCACTCCAATTATTAAACCAATCCATGACTTTACTTCTCACCCAAGTACAGCTATGGAGTATTTTTTCTTAAATTTGGAGGCATTTCAGACAATGAAAACCGAGGCTCCTGCCTGGGCTAGTAAGGGTGGTAGAAGATTATTAAGCAGGAGAAGTATAAAAGGGAGACGATGATAGATTGGAAGCCTGTTAAGAACTATTGTATAAACATGGGAACGATTTACGACATTATTATTAAAAAGATATGGAAACATATTTAGAAAGGAAATTATGTCATTAGATCCAAGAACAAAAGACGCTATTAGGCTTACGCCAATCGTTTTAAAGACACTAGAAGACAAGATTGATGAGCAGTCAATTGACTTAGCTGAAATAGTGGTAACATTAAGAAAGATAGCAAAGGCTTTGAAAGTCAAAGTAGACTTGAAAGGTTTAGAGAAGTTAAAAAATAAAAAGGAGGAAAAATGAGACTGTGTCGTTGTGGGGGGCAGATTAAAAGTAGAAGAAAAGAAACAAAAATCTGTGGCAACTGTCGAAACACAGAAAACTCTAAGAGGTGTGGTAAGAACCATCCAAGGTGGAATGGTGGCTTACCACATTGTACTGATTGTGGTAAAAAACTTAGTTCTTATCAGTCAGTAAGGTGTAAGCCTTGCATGGGTAATAATAATTTGGGGGAGAACAACCCAAATTGGAAAAATGGTGATGAAAAGAAGAGGTTAAGAAAGTCACCACAATATGTTTCTTGGAGAACATCAGTATTTGAGAGAGATGATTATACTTGTAGAGGATGTGGAATAAGGGGTGTTTATTTGGAGGCACATCACATAAAAGGGTTTGCAAAATATCCAGATTTACGCTTTACTATAAATAATGGAATTACTTATTGCAGGAAGTGTCATATTAAAAATGATAAGTATATAGGTAGACCAAGAAAGGAGATTTTATGAGTAGAGCAGACCTGTCCATAATTGTCACAAATTATAATAAGCCTCCAGAGCAAATCGTTGAGTGTATGGACTCAATAAAGGCTCAGACTATTACGCCAACAGAGGTTATCTTAGTTGACGATTGCTCAAAAGACCCTAGAGCTCATGCTCTCGCTACTTCCATCATGCTTCCTAAGAATGTAGGAGTAGCCAAAGCTAGAGATATAGGGGTTAAGATGTCCACAGGAACGCTTCTCCTTTTTTTGGATGCTGACGACAAGTTGGCTCCAGACTTCATTGAACAATGTGGTCGTGTTATTTGGGAGGCTGATATTGCCTATCCTAATGTTTTGAAGTTTGGTGCAATACCAAACACAAAGTTAGTTGATTCTCCTGAAAGCATTACTCCAGAGTATATTATTGGAAAAAGTTGTGGCTTGGTTGTTACCTCTTTAATGCACCGAGATATTTATGAAAAGCTTGGTGGATTTAGAGAACTGCCTGTCTACGAAGATTGGGATTTTTGGATTAGGGCTGTCGCTGAGGGATACGAGTTTGCAAGAGCAAACACTCTCCTTCATTACAGACAGAACATGAGATCCAGAAACCATCTCTCTTTAGATGACAAAACTGCTGTACACACTCAGATAACTGCCCCCTATGAAATAGTTGGTGGTCGTCTGGTGAAGAAAGGGCTAGATGTCAAAAAGAAGGATTAAGTTGTATAGAGGTCTAGGGGACTTCGTTCCAATTGCAGTTAACTTTTCTCAACTAGAGAATGAAATGGATGAAGGTGGTGTTAAAGAATATGACCCAGGAGATGGTGGTTTAGAGGTTAGAAGACTTGAAAATGGTCTTCACTATGAAGAACTTGTAGTTCAAATACTTTGTAACTTAGAAGAGAGAGAAAAGATTATTT